GGTGCAAAGATTGCCGGAGCAGTGGCACTTATGGTAACTGGTTTAGTAGCTTTGACTCACTTAGCAACAGATAAAGATATATCACAGATTGGAAATCTAATGCTTAAAATTAGTGCGTCAATGTTATTAATGGTTATAGTTGCGAAAATGGCTGGTGAATTAAAACCAGAAGCATTTAAAAATGGTGCAAAGATTGCCGGAGCAGTGGCACTTATGGTAACTGGTTTAGTAGCTTTGACTCACTTAGCAACAGATAAAGAACTTAAAGGCGTTGGTAGGCTACTTTTATCGGTATCGTTATGCATGGCAATAATGGCTGGTGTTTGTTTAGTTCTTGGGCTATTAAGACCTGAAAAACTTGAACATGGTGTAGCAGCAATTGTTGTATTTGGTGTTGTTATTGGCGCGTTAATAAAAGTAGTAGCAAGTGCAAAGAAAATAGACAAGAATGCCGGTGGAGCGATTTTAGCAATAGCTGTAACAATAGCAGTAATGGCGGCTGCCGTAACTGTTTTATCGTTGCTCAAACCTGAAAAGATAGCTGGTGCTACAGTTTGTCTTGGTATACTTATTGGATTGTTTGCGCTCGTTGAACGAAATGCTTCTTATATAAAGAAAGCAACTGGTTCACTTATAGTAATGGCCGTAATAATAGGATTGCTTGGCGGATTACTTATCGGAATATCATTTATACCGACAGAAAGAGCGCTAGTCGCGGCAGGAGCCATATCGTTAGTGCTTTTAAGTTTATCAGGTGCCATGTATCTTATAGGCAAAGCTGGAAACATATCAATTAAGGCTGTAGCTGCATTAGCGATGATGGCAGTAGTAGTTTTATCTTTAGCTGCACTTATTCAGGTACTAACTTCATTTAATGTAGATGCTAGTCTGATGGGTAGTTTGCTATTACTCGCAGGATGCTTGATATCTATAGGTGCTGCCGTAATGGTTATGAATAATTGTGTTGCAGGTGCTGCTGCATTAGTAGTAGTTGCCTTAGCCTTATCAGTATTCTTACCAGTGTTGCAGCAGCTAGGTTCAATGTCATTAGGAGAGATTGGCGTTGCATTATTAGCATTGGCTGGTTCATTAGCGGTTCTTGGATTAGCAGGTTTATTGCTTGGTCCAGTTGTCGCACCAATGATTGGTATAGCAGGAGCTATTGCATTATTAGGCGTAGGATGCTTAGGAGCTGGTGCAGGATTACAAATGTTTGCACAAGGTCTTACAACATTGGTTATGTTAGGACCAGTAGCTATACAAGCATTTACTGCAACAATACAGGCTTTTATAACATTAATTCCTACAATAATTACTACAATTGTTACATCGCTTGTGACTACATTTACAACATGTATTCCAATGATTGTAGAGGGTGCATTACTACTTATTACATCATTATTGACATCAATAGCAGAGCATTTACCAGAGATATTAGCCGCTGGAATATCTATAATCATGACACTTTTGACAGGTATTAGAGATAATATAGGTCAGATAACAGAAGTTGTAATAGATATAATCATTAATTTTGCAGAAGCAATAGCCAATAAATTACCAGACATAATTCAGTGTGGCGTTGATGTATTCTTTGCATTTCTTGACGGATTTTCAGACGCCATCGCGAATAATGGCGAACGATTGAGAGAATCACTTAAGAAATTGGTTGATTCGATTATTACAGGAATAAAAGGATTCTTAGGTATTCATTCACCATCCACTGAATTTGAAGAAATCGGCGAATTTTCAATAGCCGGTCTTATTAAAGGATTTGGTAATAAGGTTGGAGACGCGGTTGAGGCGGTTGGAAAGTTAGCATCCAAACTTGTCGGCAAAGTCAAAGAGAAGTTTTCTGACATGAAAGAAAAAGGACAACAGCTTTGTCAAAAAATCAAAGACGGTTTTGAAGAAAAAGCACCTAAGATTGTGTCATGTGTCGGCGATACTATGAAAAAGGCTGGTAAGAAAATACAGGAAGCTAAAAACGATTTTAAGACATGGGGTAAAGATGCAATGGAAGGTCTTAGGAATGGAATGGAGTCTGCTAAAGATAAAATCAAATCTACAGTTGGCGGTATAGCAACTGATATAGGTGCAAAATTCAAAGATGTTCTTGGCATCCATTCGCCGTCCAGAGTATTTAAACAATATGGTAAATACATAGATTTAGGACTTGTGAATGGTATAAAAACTTTCTCATCTAAAGTGTATGACACTGCCAAATCTGTTGGTTCAGATACAATAGACGGAATGAGTTCAGCTATATCAAAGATATCAGAACTTATAAATGGTGATATGGATATGCAACCAACTATAAGACCTGTCGTGGATTTGTCGGATGTTCAGACAGGTGTTGGAGCGATAGCAGCTATGATGCCTACAGGAGGTACTATAGGTATTTCTGGAGGCTTTAATACAGTTGCTACAATGATGAATCGTAATCGTCAAAATGGAAATAATGATGAAGTTATTTCGGCTATTAACAAACTTGATAAGAGTTTAAATGGTCTTTCTAAACCAATATACAACGTTGGTGGAATAACATATGATGATGGAAGTGCAGTATCTGATGCTGTACAGGAATTAATAAGAGCAGCTAGAATAGATAGGAGGTCATGATATGGCTAGCGTATCAGGTTTGACTATAAAACGACAGACTGGCAGTAGCACATATTATGCTACATGGGATTTTGACAGTTCCATATCACAGTCTACTGGTGGCGGAGTCAATGAAGGTGACTGGGTCACAATTAACGATGGTGCAACTTGGTATAATGGAGTAGAAATAGCTGATTGGTGTTTTAGCGAGACATGGATGGTTATTCAGGTATCCGGAGACAGAGCTGTACTTGGTGAAAATCAGGGTGGAGGCCATGACATACAAAGCCCGATTAATGTTAACGATTTGAGTGGTGGAAGTGGTGAATCTACTGAAACTATAACTGACACATTAGAGAATTATGATGTGCAATGGTATTATGATACTGGAGATGACATATGGTTTGAAGGCTCATCCGATTCGCCAACATCTACTCATTCGGTATACTCGTCACCACCTAGCAATGCGCTTAGAATCAAAGTCAAGGTTACCCCAGTATCAAAGACTTATACAGTTAACGATAATGAGACATCCTATTGGACAGGCGAGGCAAATGAAGAAGAGTTTTCATTGGCTGGAGACCCTCCTGAAACTCCAAAGACACCTACAACTGAAATTGAAAAATTAAAGTTAACAGCGTCTATAGAAAACATATCAGATCCAAGAACGGACCAGATAGAATTTGAAGTATTCAACGATTTAGTTAAAGTTAATAGCACAATCGTTGATGTAAAGTTATGTATGGCTTCTATGTCTACAAATGTAATAGCTGGCGGAAAATACCGAGTTAGATGTAGAGCCATCAATCTTTATTACTCATCTAAGATATATGGAGAGTATTCAGAATTTACAAGTGAGCTATTAACTATACCTGCGCCAGTTACTAATGTCGTTGCTTCGGCTGATAGCAAAACATCAGTTGTATTAGATTTTGACAAATCTTCCACAGCGACGGGGTATAAAATTGAATATGTTACGAACCGTGATTACTTTGATACATCATCACAAACCAGTTCATTATCTGTAACGACTAACAGAGCGCATGTTATAGGACTTGATACTGGTAAAGAATGGTTTTTCAGAGTTGCTGCTACGAATAGTAAAGGAGATTCAGAGTGGAGTGATATTGTTTCATTAACAATAGGCTCTGCTCCAGCAGCTCCTACAACATGGTCATCTACAGCTACAGCTATCGTAGGTGAACCATTGAATTTATATTGGGTACACAATGCAAAAGATAATTCAAGTCAAACATTTGCTCAGGTAGAGATTGATGTTAATGGAACTGTTAAAACTTATACTCAAAAGAATAGTACAGATGAGGAAGAAAAAGATAAAACGAGTTCTTTCTCTATAAATACTTCTCAGTATACAGAAGGAACAGTATTAAAATGGCGAGTTAAGACGGCTGGAGCAACAAATGAATATGGTCCATGGTCAGTACAGAGGCAGGTAAATATTTATGCTCAACCTACATTAGAACTTGGACTCACTAATGCATCAGGTGTTTCCGTAGAAACAATATCAGCATTTCCGTTTTATATTTCAGCAGTTACAGGACCGAAAACTCAGTCTCCAATAGGCTATCATCTCACTATAACAGCCGAAGAATCTTATACCACAGTTGATGCTGTTGGAGAAGATAAGATTGTCAATTCTGGAGATGATGTATATTCACAGTACTTCGATATATTTACAAGTTTGAAAGCTGAGATATCAGCATATAACATAGCTATAAAAAACGGTATGCATTACACAATTACATGTGTTGCATCAATGAATTCAGGTTTGTCTGTACAAAAAACATTATCATTTAATGTTGCATGGGATGCTATAAAGTACAAACCTAATATCTCAATAAGTGTGAATAAGAAAAATTTCACAGCTTATCTAAGACCTTATTGTCTTGACATGAATAATAAAGAAACAGATAAGGTCATAATATCAGTATTTCGTCGTGAATTCGATGGTTCATTCACTGAAATAATCTCAAATATTGAAAATAACAAAAATACATATATTACTGACCCTCATCCAGGTCTGGATTATGCAAGATATAGGATTGTAGCAACAGAAAAATCTACGGGAACTATTAGTTACTATGACGCTCCTGGATATCCAATAGGATGCCGTTTTGCGGTGATTCAATGGGATGAAAAATGGAGAAATCTTGAAAATGCTACAGTTGACGCACAGGAACAAACGCCATGGACTGGTTCTTTATTGTTACTAAAGTACAATCTTGATGTTAGTGACAGTAATGCTCCAGATAAATCTCTTGTTGAATATGCTGGTCGAAAGCACCCAGTATCTTACTATGGAACACAGTTAGGAAGTACATCAACATGGAGTGTAGAGATACCAAGGAATGATAAAGATACTTTATATGCAATAAGAAGACTCTCAACATGGATGGGAGATGTATATGTTAGAGAACCATCAGGAAGCGGATATTGGGCTAGTGTAACAGTAAGTTATGATATAAAGCATACTGAATTAACTATACCAGTATCATTAACAATTACAAGAGTAGAAGGAGAAAAGTAATGATTGATTGGCATGAGTCGATGGAACAGACCTTTGAGTATTACGTTGTTGATCCAGGTACTTGGAAAGACAAACAGAAACTTGATACGGTCAAACCTGGTTCAACAATTAAGCGTGATTCAAAGTCTGATACGTTGGGTTCAGCATCAATTAAAATTACGGGTCTGGTAGGAGAGTGTTATATAAGGGCATATCTTATAGCGATTCAAAATGGAGTTACTTATAAAGAGCCTTTAGGAACATTTCTTGTCCAGACCCCTTCTTCTTCATTTGATGGAAAGGTAAAAAGTGTCACATTAGACGCTTATACGCCTTTAATAGAGCTGAATGAAAACCCTCCAGCTCTTGGATATTTCACACCAAAGAAATCAAATACTATGGACGAAGTATACAGACTGGCTAGGGATAATTGCAGGGCTCCAGTGGTGCCGTCAAAGTCTGATAAAGTATTATATTCAGATTTTGTCGCAAACACCAGTGATACTTGGCTTACATATTGTAAAGATTTGGCCGCAAATGCTGATTATGAACTTGGATTGGATGAGATGGGGAGAATTATATTTCCTCCAACCCAAGAATTAGAGTCATTGCAGCCAGTGACAACATATAACGATGATAATAGTTCGATATTGTTACCAAGTATAACAATGGAGCATGATATATATGGAATACCTAATGTTGTCGAAATAGTGTACTCAAATAATAATGATTACTATTATTCACGAGTAGTAAATGATGATGTGAATAGCCCTACTTCTACGGTTAATAGAGGAAGAGAAATTATACATAGAGTTACTGATTTGAACTTAGCAGGTATCCCAACAAATGCACAAGTTGATGAATACGCCGAGAAGCTTTTAAAGTCACTATCTACAGTAGAATATACAATCACATATACGCATGGTTATTGCCAGACTCGTTTAGGTGATTGTGTAAGACTGAATTACAAAGCTGCTGGATTGACTGATGTAAAAGCAAAAGTTATATCGCAATCAATAACTTGTGAACCTGGTTGTCCAGTTGAAGAGACTGCCAAATATACTAAAAACTTATGGAGGTGAGCGTTGTAATGCCATTAAGCGAAAATCTTAAAGACCAATTTGCCAAAATGGTCAATGCAGACAATCCCAAGGAGAACACAGACAATACTGTGTATGGTACTGTTAAAGTTTATTCAGATGGCACAAAGGCAGTAGTGTTAGACGGTTCAAATATTGCAACTCCGTTTGAAACCGTTACCGATGCAGAAGATGGCGATAGAGTAACAGTGACAATCAGGAATCACAAAGCAGTTGTTACTGGTAATCTTAGTTCACCAGCTGCTAGAACTGATGCTGTTAAAACCAACAGCGAGAAGATTGGAGAATTCAACACTGTACTCTCTAATAAAGTTGATACCGATGAACTTGATGCTCAGGTAGGTAGAATCGATACCCTTGAATCAAATAATGCTACAATTAAGCAGAAATTAACTGCAACTGAAGGTGAATTTAAG